ACGTCTCCTACAGGACCCAATATATCTAATTGTAAGTCTTTCTTGTAGAAATCTGAGTATCCGTCACGACCAGTTACTGATTCGTGAGCTAAACGTGCCCATTCCATTACGGCTTGAGCGCCTGAGGGTGTTACAGGATCATATAATCCTAAAGTCATATCATTCCATCTTACTTTACCTTTTATTTTACGGTAAACGTTAATATGATCTAGGATGATTTCACCAGCATCGAATCCGGGGGCAGAAGCATTCTTTATTAGGTAAGATGGGATACCATCTACGTAAAGAATAAACCTATTCTGCACCTTTGGTTCAAAGGCGGTGAACATTATTTCATTGGGATCTTTTACTGCCATTTTAATTTATGTTTATTATAAATATTGTCTTTTTTATTTTTTAGAATTCAACTCCCGTTGGTGTTACGTTAAAGTCTAAGATTATAAATTCAGCTGTTCTAGTAGGTTGGATATAAATTTGTCCTACCATTTGATTTCTATCAATTACATCAGCTGTGTTGTTGGTTTCATCCATAACAACTCTATAAGCATATAATCCTTGACGTTGTTGAATTGATTCTAAGTATGGATTTACTTGGTTTAAGAATCTACCTCTTGTGGAAGCTGTATTTTGTTCAAATAGCAACCCTTCACCAATGTTTCCAACTACACGTTTTAGTTCGATTAACAATCTGCGAACGTTAACTCTATCTAAAGCTGTAGATTTAGTTTGTAATGTTTTCTGACCGAAAATTGTTGGTCCTTGTCCTGGGAATGAAGCAATTGGGTTTACTTTTCCAGCGTATAATGTATCTCTGTTAGCAGGTGTTAATTTTCTTTCTGCTTGTACAGCACCACCTACACCACCTCTGTTAAATCCAGCAGGTGCAAACCATTCAGCTCCTAATCTATCGTTAGTAGCATATACTCCAGGAATTAGTGTTGAAGCAGGTGCCCAAACTAATTTACCAGTTTCAGCTGATAGCAACTGAACCCAAGGCCAGTATGCAGCAGCGTAACTTGAATCTACTGTAGCGGCTGAAGTTACAGTTTGTGAAATTGTAGCTCCGTAATCTCTTGTATCGATTATAGCAATTGCATCTCCTCTTTCTGTAACAGTATCGATTGCTGTAGTTGTTGCTACTGAACCATTTTGGATTGTTACACCAGGAATAGTTAAAATTTCGTAATCGTATTCGTCTTTATTTTGTAATAAAGCTAATGAATGTGTATAATAAGATCCTTCTAAACCTTGGATAGATGAAACATCAATTTCATCAAACATTTTTAATCTAGTGTTTCCATTAGCACCATTTCCAAATACATTACCAACACCATTTTCAAATGCTCCTTGTAAAGAACCACTACCTACTTGTGGAAGGGAAGCTGTATATTCAGGTTTGAAATTACCATTGTTATCAAGGTAATTGTATGTTGGATTAGTTACAGATTTTACTCTTACATAACGTGAGTTATTTAAGAATGAACCTGTATTTGAGATATAAGGCACTCCATCTCCGTCAATTAAAAACTCTGGTCTTTGGTTACCTATTACTTGTTCTATATAGTTGGCTGAATTTGGATCTAATGATAAGTTATTCCAAGTCTCTAAAACAGTTTTTGATTTTTGATTATCATCACCACGTCTAATTAACAAGCTAAATTGTCCACTACCAGAGTCCATAGAAGCAACTTCCCAACGTACATTGTCGCTTGATCCGCTGATTAACGAGCCACTTGCGCCAATGCTTCCTGAGTTATTCATTAGATTACCTTGAGAGATAGTTTCTAATTCAAATGAAGCACTGTCGGGATGAGCAATTGATCTTACTGTAGCGTCTGCTGGGGAGAATGAACCACTTGTTACACGAGTGATTAATGCTGTTTGACCTCCTTGTTGGAAATAATTGTAAACAGCAATTGAAGTTAAATATTCATACTGAATACTAGCACTTTCAAATGTTCCACCAAATTTGCTTTTATAGTCACTATATGAAGTAACGAGTGTTGGGATATTAACAGGACCTTTAACAGTTGGACCTAAGATTGCAGCACCAGCTGTAATAGGACCTTGTGTTATAAGAGTTTGGTCGTTTTCACGCGTTAATACTCCTGGGGATAATAATGTTTCAGCCATTTTTATTAGTTATTTTATCAATGATAAATATATAAGGAAGTTTCAAAAACACTAGTCACTAGTTATAATATCGCCAGTTTTTAGATCAATTTGAGAATTTCCGTACTTTTCTTTCAACTTGTCTCCTAATTGTTTTTCTTGTTTAAGAAGTTGCTCGTGTTGTAATTCTAAAGCTTCTTCTTGTTTTTCCAAACTTAATCTTTGTAACGCAATTTGCCCAAGTTGATACGTTATAAGATTAACACTTTGTTGGAAATTTTCAATTTCTTTTAACTCTTCCTCTGTTACCTTTGTTTGTTGTATTGCCATAACGAATTATATTTGATATAAATATTTACAATATATACGAGAACAAAAAAAGGGAACGCAAAGCGTTCCCTTCTTATATTATGAAAATATTTTAGTTATTTTCTAGATTTGAAATACGAGCTGATAGATCTTGTACTGCTTTAATTAGTACAGAAGTTAGTTTAGAATAATTTACTCCAATAGCATTTCCTTCTCCATCGGATTTTACTAATTGTGGGTATACTTCTTTTACTTCTTCAGCAACTAGTCCTAAGTCTTCTCTATTATCTGCTTTCCAGTTAAATGATACTGGGCGTAGGTTGTAAATAGCATCTGCTGAATCTAAAGTAGCTACATTATCTTTGTAGATAAGAGCTGATGTTTCAGTTACTCTTACTGTCTCTAAATCATCAATTGATCCTGATGTTGCGGTTAGTGGTGAGCTAGGGGTAGCTAGTGTTACTGAACCTGAAAATGATGGACTATCTATTCGCATTTGTTATATTTTTTTATATTGGGGTTATTCTATAATAAATATTAAATTTTAGTAAAAACCTATACTTTTACAATAATATGTCCGTTAAAAGCATCAGCAAAATTAACAGTTACTGTATTGTCATTATTTGATATAATACTTTCAGGAATTACTACCTGAGCTCCTTCACTTCCTGTTTCCCATACCGTAACTACTGGATAAGTTTCATTTAAAGAATGTGATACTACGTATGAACCTGTACTATCTAATATATCTTGTCTATGGGAAAAAGATGCACTTAATAGAATTAAGTTATCATCCATTTCTTGTATGGTTAATTTTCTACCTAAGCCTGAGCGTAATGTTAATGTTCCTGTTGGCATTTTTTAGTATATATTATAAATATTAAACATTTTTTTATTCTAATGATGCTGTAATCCAACTTATTGTATTTTCATCCCAAATATAAAAATTACCATCTATTGGATATTCTATCGGAGCTTCCCATAAAAAAGAACCTGTATCTAATTCCCAAGAGTTATAAGGTTGGGGGGCATAAAATGCATCTAAAGCATTATCATATGTGTATCCAATTCCAGCATAATTTCCTCTAAAACTTCCGTTATATGAGGTTTGTTTCCAGTTTGTATCAGTTCCAAATAAAGATTTACAAAATTCTATTCCTATAGATTCTTGTTCTTGGTTGTTTTCATCTAAAATAACTTCATTGTTAACTACAATTACTTGTGTTACTATATTGTTTTCGTTAAGTTTTGCAAAATGTGCCATAATCTAAGCTGTATAAGTACCACTACCGTTAAATTGAACAACAGTTTCTCCCGTACCACCTACATTTGTTGTTACAGTTGGTGAACCAGTGACAGTTCCAGTATAACTAGCATCTGGCATTCTTAATATAACTATTCCTGCATTTCCTGATGAAGAACTTTTATTAGTGCCACCACCGCTTCCACCGCCTCCAATAGACCCTTGCCCATTGACACCAAATGCTCCACTGTAACCACCGCCACCGCCACCGCCGCCAGCATAATAAGTGGATACACCTGTTATACTTGATTGTTTTCCATCGCCGCCGTTTCCAGAATTTTGATTTGATGACGATTGCCCAACCGCAGAGGCACCACCACCACCACCAGAAACGGTGTGTGTATAAGTTGCATTACCACCATCAAAACCTTGACCAGCAGTACCTGAACCAGGTGTATAACTAGATCTAACTCCACCACCAGACCCTCCATCTCTTCCCGATGGGTCTGGGTCATTACCTGTTGAACCTGCACCTCCACCAATAGATGTTACAGTTGATAATCCAGGACCAGATATTACAGAATTTCCTCCATTACCTCCAGCTCTACCGGCTGTGTTAGTTGAACGACTTCCTGCAGCACCAACGGTTATAGTCATAGTAGTTCCACTTGAAACAGAAGTATATGTAGAAGTTAAATAACCTCCAGCACCACCACCACCACCTAAATCACTTGCACCACCGCCGCCTCCGGCTACAACTAAATATTCTATTTCGTATTCAGATACTACTTCAAATAGTAAAGAATTACCCCTATAGGCTTTACTTATTTCAGTATTTCCTCTATATATTTTAGATAATTCAGTATTTCCTCTATATAACCCCATATTATTCTACTACAAAATAAATTGTATTATCGTCTGCTGAAGCAGATACTAAATCGTATTCTGCTTGTGAGCCTTGCCAAAATGATAAACTACCACTTGATGTATTATTATTTACAGATTGGGATGCTACTAAAGCATAAGATGCTGTTTGAGAAGTTTCTACAAATGAAGCAGTTTCTGCAAGTGAAGCACTTGTAACACTACCACCATAGAATGATGCTGTTTCTGAATGAGAAGCACTATCGGCAGTTCCACCAAAGGAGCCTGTGAATGAACCACTAAGTGATCCTGAAAATGATCCTGTAAATTGATCTGCGTTAATATAGTTACTAAAGATACTACCTGTTAATGCTATATCTCCTGAAGAAGCAATTGCTGTACCAGCAAAATAACTTTCTACATAATCCTCATCAACATAATCTTGAAAAGATTCTACAGTTAATTTACCTTGCATTTCACCTGAACCAGTGAATGGGAAAGGGTTTACATTTAGATTAGAGGCATCTCCTACAAATGATCCACTAAACGAGCCACTAAATATCCCGTCACCAGCTAGCGTATAAGATGATGTAGTAGAGGTGTTAGCTATTGAGGCAGTACCTGCTGTATGTGAGGCTGTTACCGCTGTTAATGCGTGGGAAGCTGTATCAG